GCTATCATCCCTTGAGTGTCACGACATCATGTGTAAGATTGGTGAAGTAGTAGTGGTCGGCGGTGTTCGTCGTAGTGCTATGATATCCTTGAGTAATCTATCAGATGATCGTATGCGTCACGCTAAGTCAGGTGCATGGTGGGAGAACAATCCACAACGTGCTTTAGCTAATAACTCTGTGGCCTTTACAGAGAAGCCCGATAGCTTATCATTCATGCGTGAGTGGATGGCATTGGTTGAGTCAGGCTCAGGTGAGCGTGGTATCTTCAACCGTCAGGCATCTAAGGTACAGGCTGCTAAGAATGGACGCCGTGATGCAACGTATGAGTTCGGAACTAATCCATGTTCGGAGATAATTTTGCGGCCGATGCAGTTTTGTAATCTAACAGAGGTAGTTGTACGTGCAACAGATAACATCGGTGACCTAGAGAAGAAGGTTCGTATGGCTACCATACTTGGTACTATTCAATCCTCGTTCACTAAGTTCCCTTACCTACGTAAGATATGGCAGAAGAACACAGAGGAGGAACGCTTACTAGGTGTATCTATGACAGGCATCATGGATAATACCCTGATGACTACAAAGAATACTGGCTTGGAGAAAACACTTGAGCACCTTAAGTCTATTGCTGTTATTACTAACGCTGAGTGGGCTGAACGCCTTGGTATCCCTGTCGCTACTGCTATCAGCTGTGTTAAACCTTCAGGCACGGTTTCACAACTGGTTAATTCAAGCAGCGGGATACATGCTCGTCACTCACCCTATTATATTCGCACTGTTCGTGGTGATAACAAAGACCCACTGACACAGTTTATGAAGGACCAGAAGATACCTAACCAGCCAGATGTAATGAAGCCTGACCAGACTACTGTGTTCAGCTTTCCTATGAAAGCTCCAGATGGTGCAATAGTTACTGCTGATATGTCTGCCATTGAACAGCTAGAGATGTGGTTAGCCTATCAACGATCATGGTGTGAGCATAAGCCATCCGTAACTATAAATGTTAAAAATGACGAATGGTTTGAAGTAGGAGCTTTTGTTTACAAACACTTCGATGAGATGTCTGGTGTATCTTTCCTACCCTTCAATGAACACACATACCAACAGGCACCCTATCAAGACTGTAGTAAGACAGATTACAAAACCCTTCTGTCTTGTATGCCTAAGGCTATTGACTGGACTAAGCTGTCTGAATATGAGAAGGAAGACAACACTGCAGGTAGTCAGACACTAGCATGTTCTGGTGACAGCTGTGAGATTGTAGACCTAGTATAGGATGTACACCTAAGCATGTGTTAAAACTGCTACTCAACCACCCCTAGCTCAACTGGATAGAGCAAGTCACTTCTAATGACTAGGTTGCAGGTTCGAGTCCTGCGGGGTGGACCAACAAGCAAAGGAGATTAAGATGTGGACTATCATTGTAAGAAGCCAGTGTAACTTTTGTGATAGCGCCAAGGCTTTGCTTGAAGCTAAAGGACAATCTTACACTACCTACTCTGTTCAAGAGCCTTCTAGTAAGTGGGTATTGACTATAGCTAAGAAGGCAGGGTATACTACAGTACCACAAATATTTAAACCAGATGGAACCCATGTTGGGGGCTACAGAGACCTGAAGGAATATTTCGATGAAACCAGTACGTAAAAGTTTTAACCGTGCATTGTATCAAGCTTACGACAAGAAGGCTAAGGATACATTAGTAGAGTTGCTAGAGACTAAGGGCCACACCATTGTTAATACCGAAGAGAACTATTTTGTAGACGTTGTATCCCAGAAGGAGGGCTATACATACTTCAATGAGGCTGAGGTAAAGGTAGCCTGGAAAGAAGACTGGCCTCCACATTGGGAAGAGATACGTATCCCTGAACGTAAGCAAAGGTTACTGGACAAGTATGAGGGTACTAATGGAGTGTTAAATTTCTATGTATTCCGTGAAGACATGAAGCAAGCTTGGCGTATCAAGGATAACCTACTTACTAAAGAGAGCTTGGCTGAAGCTAAGGGTAGATACATACAGAAAGGTGAGCTATTCTTTCACATCCCCTATACATCAGCTGAGTTGGTGATTACATGATGAAAGAAACTTATTTAGCTGGCCTCAAAAAAGATATAGAAGATACAAACTATGCCTTGGCTGAAAAATATGACGCAGTAAATCGACCTGCTCACTACAATATGGGTGGGGTAGAATGTATTGATTACATCAAGCAAGTAGTAGGCTTAGATGGGTTCATTGCTTACTGTCACGGCAACATGATTAAGTACCAACACCGCTACCGATACAAGCAGAAGCCTGCAGAAGACATGAAGAAAGCTGCATGGTACTTAGAGAAGATGAACGAAGCTTTGGCAGAGAAACATAAGTAAGGGTAACCTATGGGCAGACCAACCAAGAGATCTAAGAATGACTTACCTCCTCTTGAAGAAGAGGCTAAGGCTTATGTAAAAAAGAATCGACCCAAAGAAAAACCCCTGACCTCTCGCAGGTATCTAGCTGGACAAGCCTTAGCTGGATTACTTGCAAGTGGCAGGGGTCTTGGTCATGTCGAAGAGGTTAAGAGGGAAGCCTACAACTGGGCAGACATAATGGATGAAGACGATGACTAATTAAAATTTAATCTCGCCTAGTGCTCCTGTCTCAAGAAGAATTTCTATCTTTCTTAGCAACTCTACTGCATTAGGTTGATCTAAAAGATCCGATAAACTACCCTTAATTTGAAGTAAATCCATAGCTTTCTTAACATCATCTTTAGGTTTACCGGATAAAGTTCTTACAAGCTCTAGTGACTTAGGTACACTAGAGTTTTTTACTGCTTCTAGTGTAAGTTTTTTAGTTTGCTTAAGCATCTCATCAACTATATCCTCTTTCTTTTTTTGACTAGTTTTTCTAGGGTCAAAAAAATCTGGGTAAGCTTTCATAGCTCTTCTAACTGTAAAGTTTAAGTAAGGATAAACTAAAGAATCCATGTAGTTCTTTACCTCTGGAGGACCATTAAACCTTATAGTTTTCCAATCAGGTCGTCCAGCAGCATTCAACACAGACTCTATAAGATTGTTTTCCCTAGAACTTCTACCACCAAAAGCTATCTTACCAGTATCAGAATATTTAAATGGACCTTTTGTAGGTGAGTTACGACGAGGTAATGATGCTGAAGATCCAACACCATCAAACAAATTGTTAACGTACTTCAGACTTTGATTTAAAAACTTAGGCCCTTGACGTAAATCTGGTAACATATTAGAGTCCCTATACAAACCTACTGCTACGTTCAGAGGCTCAAGAGGTCTAGTTAAACCACTAAGAGGTCTTGCTGCAAGTTCTATTAATAGGGCTTGTCCACTTTCACTTACGTCTTCACCATCAGACCAATCTTTAGCAAAACTTAAAAGACTTTTACCAAAATCATCTAGATCTCTTATAGCTTGGCCACCAGTCTGCATTGCAAGCTCTCTCCATAGATCAGCAGGAACTTCTTCTCTTATCTTAGGATCTAGTGCCATACCTTTAAGTATTTGACCTGGAGTTAACTGACCGCCTTGACTAGCATGACCTAGTATTTGTGTAACAACTCTTATTGTTGAGTCAGGCCAATCATATTTCCTATCTTGAATAGACCCATCATCTCTCCTAGACTGCTCCCAACCTAAGCCTTCATTAATTCTTTGTATTGCCCCATCAGCACCATACATACCCATAGTAAGTAGTGTCCAACCTGCAGCCATCTTGCCAAATGCTTCAGCACCTTCTTGAGTTGCAAAGTCTGGTTGCCTACCTGTAACCTTGGCAAGCACTGTCCTAGCTGCATTGATACCACTAAGATCAGCAGCTGTTGCTAGCGTAGTATTTAAAAAACTACCAAAGGGTACAATAAAACCACCAACATTTCTATTTGTAGATGTTTCAATGAACTTAGCTGCAGCACGAACAAAACCTTGGCTAGGTAGTAGTGACCAGTTAACTGAGGCTGTCTCTCTTAATGTTCTAAACGTAGCCTTCTCTAAAACATTTGTTTTAAATCTATCAGAGGCCATCGTGATAGCAGCCTCTTCAGCATTTTCATAAAACTTTGAAGGAGATATTCCATACTCTCTCATGATTGCTTGGTTTAAGTTAGTACTAAAAGACCATAGCTTTGTAAGTTGATCTTGCACACGTACCATTGCTACAGTTTGTGCACCCCTAGTTACAGCATCTATTGCCTTGTATCCAACAGGAACCTTACCATCCTTATTAAGGAGATCAAAGTGTTTAAAGCTGTCGTTAGCACCACCATCTCCTGCGATGTCCCTAAATAATTTTTCAGCTGTTTTAGGATTTAACTCTAGTATTTTATTAGCGTAGTCTATCTCTAAGTCAGGTGAAAAGACTGCAACACCACGCCTCATAGCACCAAGAAAAGAACCTTGCGACCTATTAAAATATTTAGTAGCTTCTTCAGTATTTTTATTAAAGTATTTATACCAAGCACTCTGACCTGCATTTATAGTTCCTGTTGCTACGTCAGCAAGAGTGTTTATACTTACCAGTTGAGTAAACCCCCTGATGTTTGTACCTGTTGTGGATGGGTGAGCAGTTAGTAATCTTTTATAAACAGATAAAGCAAATGCTAATCTTTTAGGATTTGTTTCTTCCATCTCTGGAGTCATAGCTCTAATAGCTTCAGCAGCTTTAAAATTTTTCTTATTAAGTACCGCTAGTTGAGAAGATATTGCAAGTGTTTCAGCACCTGACGAAGCTCTTTTTATAAAATGATCAGATAAACCTTTACTAGTTTTTTGAATACCGCTTAAGCTTAGTCCTGTTTCAGATTCAAATCTAGTTATAAGATTTGCAGCTGTTTTATCATCTAAAAATCTCATAGTTTGACCATAGATACCCGTAATAGTATTTATTCTTTTCACATCGCTAGGTTTAGCTGGTTTAATTATATTTAAATCCTCAAGTTTATAAACTGAAGTGTTAATTTCACCAGTATCAGTGTTCTTAAATTCTACAGTTGCAGTATCAAAATCTATATCAGTTACTTTCAACTTCTTTTTTATATCTTTTGCGCCTACAATAGCATTAACAGCAATTTGTTTTTCTTGTAACATAGATGCATGAACAACAAAGCCAGCTTCTTGTAGAGTTTCAAAGTAACCTTTTCTCTTACCATCAGCAGACCCAAACCAAAAATACTTATAGAAACTATTCATTGCGTCATCGTCAGTGTATTCTTCTTTACGTAAAGCTATTCCACCTTTAGCGTCAGCTTTTACCTCAGACCAACCTAAGAACTTTCTACTGTCACCTTTTACCTTACCAAAAGTTTCACTGATAGTATCAATAAGATATTTTGTCCTCACTTTATTTTTTATAAGGGTCTTGGCCCTTGCTGAATTAAGGTCCATAACCTTAGTATCAATCTCGTTATGAGCTGCGACACTCTTCAATAAATTACTGTCGGTAGTTTCTATTTTCTTTCGAACAGCACCAACACCTTTACTAAATGCAACTGCAGCAGGTATAATCATAGCACCAGCAGCAGCCAATGCTCCTTGAGCAAGACTGTACTCTTCTTGTGTACCTGCAGTCATCAGTGTGTTCTGATAAGCTACATCAATACCCATGTTTATTACAGCCTCAGAAGCAGTGTATGCTGAAGACTTTACGATTACATCACTGACTACTTTCCTAGCTGCAGTGCTAGTCATACCTTTTTTTATGGCTTGTTTGTAAACATTTACCATTGCATTTCTTGCAAGGGTAGTACCTACCTTACCAGCACCAGCTTGAAAAACTTTACCTAAACCAAACGTAAAGATAGTTGCAGGGTCAAGCAACCCAGCCCTAGTGTAATCATATATAGCATCACCCATCTCACTCCAAGAACCATTACCAGTAAAGGCATTGTCCATACTATCAAACAACATGTAACCTGCA